TCTGCGTCTTTGTCCTGCTGATTTTAGGCATTGAGGACTGGATCGAGTACATCGTATGACCAAGAAGGTAGTGAAACTCAGGGCTGTGAGGCCAACAGAACCGGACAAGCCCAAGGGCATTGATCCGAACATGCTGCTCACAGTCGCTGAGTTCACTGCAATGATGGAAGTCTGTGAGGCCAAAGCCTTTGCGGCTGTGGCCGTTAACGAAGCAGGTGAGGTGATCGATACTTGGTACACCGCAATGCCGCACTGCGGCCTTATAGGCGCAATGGAGATGCTTAAAAACGATTACCTAATGAATAGTTGGATAGCAGAAGAAGACGAGGATTAACAATGGCAAAGAAAGGTTTGTGGGCGAATATCCACGCTAAAAAGAAACGCATTGCCGCAGGTAGTGGCGAGAAGATGAGGGCGAAGGGCGACAAAGGCGCACCAACCTCAAAGGCTATGAAGAACTCAGGCAGTAAGAAGAAAAAGAAGTAACCAGTTTCCCCCCAGCAATCCTTGCCGCCTCCGGGCGGCTTTTTTATGCGCCATTAAATGTACATTGCACACTGTGGTATACATTCCAGTAGGTAATGAACCTCATAGGCTTTTAGCATTTGTGAGACACAAGCCAGTCACTACAATGCCGCCTTTATTAACCTGTGAGCTTGTGAGGATTGTCGTGTTTTTGTGGTGCGTTTATGTAGTAACAATGTTGGTGATGATAGCTGTTGAAGATTCCCAGGTGGGAAAAGTCGGTTCCCGTGGGAAAAACTGGTTCCAGTTGGAACATATTATTTCCAGATGGAAAAAGTGATTAAGTTAGTAGGCACTAACCTTTAAGGTGTGAGGACGTTCAAGCAAGGCCCAAACGTTCAAGGTCGTTCAAGGTAAAATTTAGTCACCTTGAACGAGAGAAACCCAGTAAATATGCGGGTTGTAGAGCAGACGTTCAGGACGTTCAAGGTATTTCTTCTTTTTATTTAGATAGATAATAATAGATAAATAAAAGCCTATAAGGACTATAAAAAGTTCTGGAACGAATTTGGTCGCGTTTTACCTGAACGCCTGAACGGATTCGATCTAGCCCAGTGGTGACATGGCCTGTAGGCGTTCAAGGTAGGAAAATGCACCTTGAACGACCCTGAACGTCCTGAACGTGCTATTTGTCGCTTAAAAGGGCTACGGTTACGAATGGGAGGAGGGTGAGAATGACCAGCGTCGCCCCGACGATAGCGAGAATGTTGATGAGGTATTGTTTCCTGGCAGCTTTAGCCTTTGCCGCTTTTATCCTTGCATCCTTAATCGCTCGTCGCTCTCTAAGCATCGAAACGTAGAACTCATTTCCTGCGGTGTAAAGTATGACCTCCCTGAGTTCCCGCTCAAAATCATCTATCTGCTTTTTAGCTGTGACAATCTGCAGTGCTTCAGCCTCAACTGATCCACTGGTAAGAAACCCTGCTTTGGTTTTGTTTGCTGCTTCAGCAGCCAGGACAGCGTCACGGCTGTCGTAAAACTTAGCGACACGATCAGACAAGTCCATGATGCTGTGACCAGCACCGACTGCTTTGGTGATGAAAGAATGGGCTGACTTGGCGGCACTCACCGCCATTGTAATTTCTGCTATCAATGGGATGCTCCGCTGGGGTTGGCTGCGCCTGGTTAGGCATCGACCATTATATCAGGCGATGCGCTGTGTCCCTTGAACCGTCAACCGTCAACCGTCACAGTCAACTTATCAGGGGATACACAACATACTGGTGTATCTGGGATATAATGCGCCTCATTCACTGTTTAACTGGAGTTATTAAGTTGGCAAACACAAAGGTCATCGACTACGAAAAGCTGTACAGCCTAGCAAAGATAGGGCTTTCAGAAGAACAGATAGCAACCAGCCTCGGCATCTCAGCCTCAACTGTCACAAGACGCAAGCGCGACGATGAGCAGTTTGACCGTACCTTAAAGGCTGGCAAGCAGGCGGGCATCGACGCGGTGACGAACGCCCTGTTCGAAGGCGCAACGGGTGATAAGCCCAACACATCAGCGCAGATATTCTTCCTAAAGAACCGAGCAGGCTGGCGGGATAAGCAGGAAGTGGACGCTAACCTATCAGGCTCAGTGGTCGTAGATCACGATGTGGACTCAGCCTTACAGGCTTTAAGGGATGCGGGCATTGATCCTTCCAAGTTGTGATCGCTCCCATTCATGGTGGGACGAATACCGTTATAAATCAATGACTTACAGGCATTTGGTACACTTCTTGGATCATTGCGGCTTGAAACCTGGCAGGATCGGCACTTTTGAACCCGCTTCGCAAAATCCGAGTACCTCTGTGGGGCGCTACGCCCCCTCATATCTGAGTACATATAGGACGGTCTTTTTGTGACAGAAACGGCTTCAAAAAAATCGGGTTCAAAAAAGAAAGTACCTGCTCTGACAGCGGCTCAGAAAAATAAAGCGGAGAAAATCGCGGAAGCCATGCGCGTGGTGAAACTGCACAAGGCCCAGAACCGCATACAGTATTGGGAGCCATACGAATGGCAAAAGCATTTTTACGATGCTGGCACTGAAAATAAACAAAGAATGCTGATGGCGGCAAACCGTGTAGGCAAAACTGCTTCACAGGCCGCAGAAGTTGCATTCCACCTCACAGGCTTATATCCAGATTGGTGGGAAGGTATCAGGTTTACCAGACCGACCAAGATATGGTGCCTGGGTGTATCCGGTGAGCAGTTGAGGGATGTAATCGTCAAGGAGTTGATGGGGATGTACCTGGGCGAAGGCAAGTTCGACGGCTCTGGCCTCATACCTCAAAGGCTTATCTACCAAGTAACCCCCGCGATGGGTACGCCACGCTTACCAAGAGATGTGGCGGTGAGGCATGCGGAGGGTAATACAAGCCTTGTAAGTTTTAAGTCCTACACCCAGGGGCAACACGTCCTCATGGGTAGTTCGCAGGACTACATTTGGATCGACGAGGAGCCGACCGATCCCACAATATACCCTCAGTGTCTAACGCGAACAGCGACAGGTAATGATGGGAAGGGCGGCTACCTCGTCGGTACTTTGACCCCAGAGAACGGGATGACTGAACTGGTAAGTCAGTTCATGGACAACCCGAACAAGGGCCAGTACCTGCAGAATGTTACCTGGGACGACGCGCCGCATATCACCGACGAGACTAAGACCCAGCTTCTAGCGGCTATTCCTGAGTACCAGCGGGATATGCGGTCAAAGGGCATACCCGTTCTGGGTGAGGGCATGGTCTTCCCCATAGCCGAAGAGGCTATAAAGGTCGAACCCTTTGAGATACCCGCGCACTATAAGAAATTGTGTGCTGTGGACTTCGGTATTACGCACCCGACCACCTGTGTGTGGACAGCCTACGACCCGGACAGCGACACCATCTACGTTTATGACGCTTACAAGAAAGAGGGCGAGGTTCCAGCGGTACACGGCGCTGTTATTAAGAGCCGTGGCAAGAGTATCCCCTGCATATACCCGCATGACGGCGATAACACCGAGAAGGGCAGTGGTAAGACGCTGGCAGAGATGTATCTGGAGATCGGTGTCTTGATGATCGGCAAATTTACCAACCCTGACGGCACGAACTTTGTGGAGCCGGGGCTGATGGAAATGTTGGAAAGATTCAGAACTGGACGACTGCGCGTGTTCAGCAATCTGGTTCCGTGGTTTGAGGAGTTTCGCAGATACCACAGGAAAAAGGGAAAGATACATAAGGAGTTTGATGACCTTATGGACGCAACACGATATTCAGCTATTAGCGTAACGCGGTTCGGCCAGAACGCGGTAGAGCGAGAGCAACTAACTAACGGTTCAACAGGATATACGACAAATGAATATAGTTTCTGACATTAATGAAGGTGAGTTGCTTGCCTCACTTGAGAACAGCATCAACGCTGCAGACTCATACGCTGAGAGCGAGATCGGTGAGCAGCGGGACAAAGGTCATCGCTATTACTACGGTCAGCCTCTGGGTAATGAGCGCCCTGGTCGATCTCAGCATGTGAGCATGGATGTCTTTGACGCAGTTGAGAGCGTGAAGGCTATGTTGATGGAAACTTTCTCGGCTGATAGAGATATCTGCCGCTTCGATCCGCAGACCGCAGAGGATTTTATGCCTGCCAAGATGGCGACTGCGCTGACTAACTTTATTTTCTACCGTGAGAACAAGGGAACAAAAATTCTCCACGATGTGATCCACGACGCGCTGGTCGCTAAGACTGGGATTGTGAAGCGTTACTACAAGAACTACTACGAGTATGACGAAGAAACCTTTGAGGGTGTTGACGAGGCAAGCTTTAATCAGATCGCGTCTGATCCCGATGTAACAATCACTGAGTACGCTGAAGAGGCGCAAGCTGTACAGGCTCAAGACCCGCAAACAGGTCAGCCCGTCCAGGCTTCCCAGGTAATGTACAGCGGCGAGTTAGTTCGCAAGATCGACAAAAGCAAAATCTGCATAGAAGTCATACCGCCTGAAGATTTTCTCATAACACCCCGTGCTACGGATGAAGAAGATGCTGATTTCTGTTCGCACCGCACAAGCCGAACGCGAGGCGAGTTACTAAGTGAGGGGTACGACCCTGAGTTAATACAGCGTCTCGATGAAGACAAGGATATGCACGAAGACGGATCGCTTGGCCGTGACTCCGTTGATGGGTATCGACACGATGACGCATACGAGGCTGACAATGACCGCGAATATGTGACGATCTACGAGTCGTACATGAAGAAGTACCGCGATGATCTGCAGAAGTGTGTGGTGCTGAAAGTCCTGCACAGCCGCAGAGTCTTATTGGATGTTGAGATCGTAAGCGAGAAACCTTTCCGGTATTTCACGCCGTTCCCATTGCCTCACAGGTTCCACGGTATGAGCCTTGCAGATGTTCTGTTCGATATCCAGAAAACGCAGAGCAGTTTGAAGCGCGGCGTGGTTGATCACACGTTTATGACCAACACCAGCCGCTTCATTGCAAATCTGTCCCTAGTTAAGAACCCCAGAGATTTATTGGATAACAAGGTGGGCGCGATTATTGATGTGAACAGCCCGAATCCTGAGAGCGTGGTTCGTCCACTGCCAATGCCTAACTTGTCGGGCACTGTGTTCCAGGCGATTGAGAACCTAGAAACTGAGAAGGAAGCGCGGAGCGGAATGAGCCGTATGGCCCGTGGCATGGACAGCACTGTTGTCAGCAAGCAGAACAGTTCTGACCTTATCACTCAGTTTATGAACGCCAGCAACCGCAGAATAATGGTGATGGCGCGTCACCTGGCAGAGAACTTCTTGAAGCCACTGATGCATGACATCTACAGGCTGGCGATAGAGAACGAGAGCCAAGAAAAGATGATCCAGTTGGATGGTCAGTTCGTGCCAGTGAATCCTCAGTTCTTAGGTGATCGCACAGAGATGTCAGTGGCCGTTGCGCTAACACCAGAAGAGCAAGCGCAGGAAGCACAGATGCTTTTGAGCCTAGATCAACAGTTCACTATGAACCCCAACGATCCCAATGTGGGCGGCATGTACAACGCGCCGCAGCGACATGCGCTGCTGAGTCGTGCGTATGAGTTGCTGAACATAAAGTCTGGCGCTATGTACCTGTTCGATCCAAACAGCCCTGAGTTCCAGCAACAGCAACAGCAGATGCAACAGCAACAGGAAGAGGCCGCAGCCAAGCAGTCAGAAGTTGAGAAGTTTAACGCGGGTATGACCGCAAGACAGGTTGCCGTTCTAGAAGGTCAATTAGAACTTGATGTGTTGAAAGAGCAGAACAAGATGCTTATCGAGATGGAGAATATGCAGCACAACCAGGAAGAAACAGAGAGCCGGTTGATGCTGGATGTTGAGAAGCAGACCCACGATATGGAAATGTCAGAGGCAGAACTACAGCTTGAAGCTGAACAAAAACGCAACGTATCAATCGGGTGATTTATGCCAGTCGATGAAAAAGCATTAGAAGATTTTATTAAAAAGGCGCACGACAAGAAGTACGCTAAAAAGAAAACGCGGAAACAGGCGTTTGATGATTTTAAAAAGTGGAAAGACGGAAAGTTAGATCAAGAAACTACGTTGCCAAAAGCCCCCACGCGGGGGCGAATGGCGAAAGCTAAATTGAAACCAACCACATAGTGGAGTTTGCACATGAACAGCGAAGAAATAGGCGATATGGCTAGTACAGCAGAGGCCGCAAAAGAAATGTTAAACAGCGCGGTGTTTAATCGGGCATTTGAAGACATGAATTGTTCGATCATGGATCAGATACTCGCCACACCACCAGAAGCTGATGCTGAAAGGGAGCGTCTGTACGCCATGTTTAAGGCCGGACAGATGTTTGTACAACAATTCGCCGGACTCATAAACAACTACGAGTTGGCGACACAAGAAGAAGTTGTGTAAAATAGGAGAATATACCGATGTCAGACGAGCAAACCGCAGTACCGGACTCAACTGAAGCAGGTGATAACGATATTATCGCTAGACTTACGGCTGTGTTGGAATCCGATGATGGACAACCCCCATCGCCTGAAGAAGAGCAAGAAGTAGTTGAAGATACTACTGATGAAGTGATCGACGAGTCACAGGAAGTCGAGGAAGAAACGGAAGAATCTGAGGAGGTCGAAGACCCAACCGAAGAAACTGAAGAAGAATCTGAAGATGAGCCTGATGTTGTTACCGAAGGAATTATTGAAGTTGATGGTGAAAAGCTATCAGTCGATGAAATAAAACTTGGGTATATGCGACAAGCTGATTACACCAAGAAGACGCAAGCCGTTGCCGAACAACGTAAAGCCGCAGAAGATCAAACTGCCAATTACGAATCCACACTTAATGCACTTCTTACTGCCTCCGGTGCAGACCTATCACGTTTTGACAACGTAAACTGGGAGCAAGCGGCAGTACAAAATCCTGATCAATACAAGCAAGCCAAAGCGATGTATGAGCAAACTAAGCAAACGCACGATTTTATTCGCGCCCAGGCTAAAGAGCATCAGCAACGCACAGAAACACAGCAACAGGCGGCGATGAAAGAAAACGCCAAAGAAAGCCTGACTGTTCTGAAATCTACAATCCCTAATTGGAACAACGATCTGTACTACTCCATCGGAGAGTACGCAACTGGATCGTTGGGTGTCTCGACTGAAGAATTTAATGAAGTCCACGACCACCGAATGATTACGGCGCTGTACAAGGCTATGCAGTTTGACAAGGCAAAAACGGAAACGCAAAAGAAAGTGAAAGCGACTCCGAAGAAAACTTTATCGGGTAAAAAAGCTGAACCCAAAGACCTGGGTAAGAAAGACAATTATCGCAAAGCGCGTGACCGTCTGAAGAAATCTGGGTCTATGGAAGACGCTGTTCAAGCCCTCTTGAATAGAACTTAACTTTAGGAAATTTAATCATGCCAGTAGTAGCAAATACCTTAAAAACCTACACACAGGTAGGTAAGAAAGAAGATATCGAAGATATCATTTATGACATCAGCCCTACGCTGACTCCATTTACTTCTTCAATCGGCTCTAGCACTGCATCAGCCACTCTACACCAGTGGCAGCAATCTGAGTTGTCGGCAGTGGGAACAAATGCAGCCGTCGAAGGAGCAGACGCGGGTGCAGCAAGCAACAACACTACAACCTTGAAAAATGCTAACACTCAGATTTTCACTAAGGTTGTTCAGTCATCCGGTACGTCCGAAGCTGTCGAAACCTACGGAAGAAATTCTGATTTGCAGATGAACATCGCGATGAAAGGTAAAGAAATGCGTCGTGATATAGAACACGCATTTGTAGGTGCTTTGCAAACAGGCACTGCGGGTAACGGCACAACTGCCCGTGAACTAACATCTGCTCAAAGCCAGATTGATGCTTCTACCACTAGCACCGCAGGTTCTAACCGTGCGTTCAGTGAGACACTGCTATTGGGTGTTCTTCAAGATGTTTACGAAGCTGGCGGCGATCCCAACCAGATTCAAGTTACTCCATCTCACTCTGTTCTGGTTGCTAACTTCGCAGCGGCAGCAGGTCGTGAGCGTGACTTCAGCACTGGCACTAAGATCGTTAACAGCGTAGACCTCTACGTCAGCCCATTTGGTGAGTGTTCTGTTGTTCCAAATCGCTTCCTTCAAGCGAATACTTGTTTGGTACTCGACACTGAGTATTGGAGCCGAGCAGTTCTGCGTCCAATGCAGACTATCGTCCTTGCCAAGCAAGGTGACTCTGACAAGCGTCAAATGCTTACTGAACTTACTTTGGTTTGCGAAAACGACAAGGCTTCCGGTCTTATCGAAGCACTGACTGCTTAATAGCAACAAAACTGGGTGGCCCTTCGGGGCCATCTTTTTATTCCGTTTTTGAGGTTCTTCATGTCCAGTGAGTTAAAAGCAAATATCCATCACGATGTGAGCGAAGATAAATTTCACATATCGCATTCACAAGATGTTAGTGCAGTTTTAGAAGCTAACAAACGCGCAAGGGATCAAGCCGAAGGACAGAAAATGGGGGACATGGTTCGTGTCGCTTCGATACCTGACGTAGTGGCTATTCAGTGGATGAATGAAGGTATTAACGTGATGTCACCAAACCGGGAAGACCTTAGACGTATGAAAAAGAAACTTAATTCTCCTGAGTATGCCTACCTGCGTACAGGAGGCGGCAGACTATGAGTATGACAACATACGATGGTCTAAAGGCATCAATCGCTAACTGGTTAAATCGAACCGACCTGACAGCGGAAATACCAGATTTTATAAGGCTAGTTGAGTCTCGCCTGGCGCATGAACTTAGGATTCCGTCTATTGAAAAGACAGCGTACATAATTCCCGACTCTAAGGGGTACGCAACAATTCCAAATGACTTCCTCGAAATGAAAGACGTTTTTTACAATGGTAAACCTCTCGACAGAATGACGTTAACACTTCTTCACAGCCAAACAGAGAGATCGGGCATTCCTACAAGTTTTGCGCGTGAGGCAAACGAATTTGTATTCTTCCCAACGCCAACGATGACCCCCACTGACAAAATAAAAGTTATTTATTATTACGAAGTTGATCCTCTAACAGATACTAATCCAACCAATGATCTTTTAAAGACTGTCCCAGAAATGTATTTATACGGCAGTCTTAGCGAGGCTTCACGATTTTTAAATGCCGATGACAGCCGTTGGGAAATGGGCTATCAGACAGCTTTCTCAAGAATCACAGCACACACGCGCACCGCTGAGACGGCTGGTGCGGCAAATTACGTTTCAAGCGGGTATTAATTTATGTCTGGTTTTTACGACAATATTTCTGCGGCAACGCTTCAAGATGCGGCTGAAGGGGATGCGTTAGCACAGGCTCAAGCAGCAGCCTCGTCTGCGACAGAAGCTGCCGCCAGCCTTGCCTCTTTTAATCAAGCGTGGATGGGGATTCTAACATCAGCGCCGACCACTAATTTAATAGTTGGCGCTCTTTATTTCGACTCAACCCTAGACATCCTTAGAATCTATAGTGGTTCTGGGTGGCTCACGGCAGACGTTGGCCCCGCCGGGCCACAGGGTGGTACAGGGCCACAAGGGCCACAAGGTTTGACAGGCCCAACTGGGCCTGCTGGTAGTGACGGAACGGACGGCGGCGTTGGCCCCCAGGGTGGTACAGGGCCACAAGGTACACAAGGTTTGACAGGCCCAACTGGCCCTGCTGGTAGTGACGGCACTGATGGAAGCACAGGCGCGATTGGGCCTACCGGCCCCCAGGGTGCAACTGGTTTGCAAGGGCCACAAGGTTTGACAGGCTCAACAGGATCACAGGGATTGACGGGTGCAACTGGCCCGACAGGGCCGCAAGGCTCAATTGGCCTCACGGGGCCACAGGGTGCAGTAGGGCCGCAAGGTTCGACTGACCTTACTTTAAATCAGTTTACAGGTGATGGTTCTGATACTACGTTTACGCTTAATGGACTAGCGGCAGAAAACAATACCTTTGTATATATTGACGGTGTATACCAGAGCAAAGACAACTACACTGTAAGCGCCGCAGACCCTGCCGTGGTT